CCACCAACCAAAAACAAAGCCCTACGCGGCGTAACCGAAACAATCACCCCAACAACACCAGCCCCCGCATACGGGACAGGCGGAAAGTGCGTATGAAAATGAGACCACGTCACACCAACGAAGAAATCAAAGCACGACTGATCTTGCTAGTTGGCATCGCCATATCGGTTGCCTTCGTCGGGACGGTCTTCAGTCTGCTCTTCGGCTTGCTGTTCGTGACACAGCCGATGGAAGTCAGCCCGAATGACCATGAAGCGTGGGCAGTGTTATCACCGCTAACCCTGACGATGTCCGGAGTCCTTGCGGGACTGCTCGCATCTAATGGCCTGAAGAACTCGAGCAAGGATAAGACCGATGCCGAATAGGGTCTACCCGTACTACCCATCTTGGGATGGCAAAGGGACTAAACCCGTCACGGCAAAACTTGTAGAACTCTGCAAGGCACGTTGGGGTCTAGTCTCTCTAGGCACTTATGCAAATCGACCCATGAGAAATAATGCCGGTCTAAGTGTCCATGCGACTGGCTATGCGGCAGACCTGAAATACAAAGACGAAGCCCAAGCGCGGGTGATCTGGGACTGGTTCCTTGCCAACTCAGAAGCTCTGGGTCTCTGCGAGATGCACTGGTATGCCTTCGGTGAGTATGGCGCGGGCTACAGGTGCAGTCGTGGCGAGGGCAAGCGGGGCGTCCTCGTTTACACCGCCGAAAACAACGCAGGATCGTACCAAGGATCGCCTAACTGGTTTCATATTGAACTGGCCAAGCAGACCCCAGAGCACTTTGAAGAAGTCTTCAGGGCGCTCAAATAAGAACTCTCAGCCTGTTTGAGCAGGCTGGGGCTAGGTGGTGGGTACCTTTGTTTCCATTGGGGTATCCACCATCGACTTCGCCTTTTGTGTATAGTGACCTCTAGTCACTCAAATGGCTCTAACCAAAGGAAACAAATCATGCCCAAGATCATCTTCGATTTACCGTTCGATATGCCCCTTTTCAGATCAACAGATCCTGAGACGTCGCGCCAAGTCAGCCCTATGCGGGTAGGTAGCCACCGAGCCATTCTTCTAGCGATCTACGCCGACTCGACACTTGGACTAACCGATGAGGAAGCCAACTCTCGAGCTGCAGCCCAAGGTCACCAAATCCGCGGATATTGGAAGCGGTGCTCCGACTTGCGGACATCAGGACTAATCCAAGACTCAGGCGTCCGTCGCGCCCTCTCAAGTGGCTCTCAGGGGATTGTGTGCACGATTACCCAACTCGGGCTGGACACCGCAAAGGGGCTGTCGTGACCGATACCCAGTTCATATACAGTTTCATTATGGGATGGGTCAGTTGTTGGCTGTTCCTCAAAATGATGGCCAACCGCCCATGATCCCAGTCTGGGGATATCACCAGTTAGTCTCTGGGGATAAGTTGACACTCGTTCAGATCTTCACGGATCTGGAAACAGGCGAACATCTCAGAGTTACGGTTGCGCGTAGAGCGTCACCCTTTCTGACTTGGTCGCCGCCTATCGAAGTTGAGAGCACCTGAAACGCATCATGGCACTAGCCCTTCTCACCGCCTTATTCATCCCAGCCCCAGCAATGGCGGCTGCTAACTCATGCCCACAATGGGAACCACTACTACGGCGTCACTTCCCCGCAAAGGTCGTACCTCAACTCTCGAGGATCATGTACCGCGAATCGCGATGCACAGCCCGAGCGCTTTCACCCGTCCGCAAAAGCACCGGACGCCCCGACGTTGGGCTTCTTCAGATTCAAGGATCATGGGCAACTGTGACACGGGCTGTCTGTAAAAAACAGAATGTGATCCCAGCCTTGCTAGAGCCTCAATGCAATATCAAGGTGGCAAGATACCTTTACGACAACGGCGGTCTAGGCCATTGGCGAGCAACATCAGGAAACTAACAAAGGAAAAACAATGGAAACATCAACCGGCGAACTAATCGCCAAACTAACCAACCTCAGCCACACGCTGGCGCTCGAGTTGCGCTTTAAGGAAGCCAGCCTGATCATGGAGGCTGTCGGGGCGTTTCACGCGTTGCCGAACATCGCGGAGACCATCCGTCACCAGTGGCACCCGTCAATGAATGACAGTGGGCCATCTAAGGGCTTGTCGTACATTTCAACCGTTGAGATGGTGGATGCTGATGAGTGAGTACACCCACAATGATGATGTCGCAGATTTGCTATACGAAAGAGATCAAGAAATAGACGTCTTAGTAAAAAGAGTAAAAGACTTAACCCGCAGGCTTGAATACGTGCGCTCGGAATTGGATCGCTTAGAGAAAGAATATGCCAATGGCCTTTAATCTTGATGACTACACGCCCGTCTCTGAAAGGATCAAACAGTTCTGGGCAGACCATCCGAACGGCGCAATCCACTCCGAACTGGTATTCGATGACGGCGTTCGATGCGTTGTCAAGACCACCCTATGGCTAGACAAAGACGACACCCAACCAACCGCGACCGACTACGCCGAAGAGCTGATTTCTGACCGCGGCGTGAACTCCACGTCAAGGATTGAGAATTGCTGTACTTCGTCGCAGGGAAGGTCGCTCGCGGCAGCGGGCTACCTAGGCGCGGACTGGACTAAGAAACCAAGTCGCGAAGAGATGCAGAAGGTCGTCAGAATGTCCGGTGACACCACGATTACCGAGAACAGCAACGTGGCAAGCGAGAAGCAACAGAACATGATCAGGGCGGTCTGTAAGAGCATGGGCAAGGTTCCACCGCACAACCTGCAGGCTATGACAAAGCGCGAGGCGAGCGCTTATATTGACACGCTGAAGAGTGGCGAAACTCCCGCGCCTAGTTACGACTCACCCGAAGAGCCGTTCTAATGCTCGACCTATTTAGCCTGATCATCATGTTGTCAGCCGTCTTCATGTGTGGCTTTATGTTGGGCAAAGACAAATGAAAGGCATCAGCGAAGCCTCATTTATGAGCCAAGTCAAAGCCCTCGCCTACCAGTACGGCTGGTCACTTCACCACGCCCAGCCCAGCATGACTAGGACCGGCAGATACATCACGACGGGCAGTCCGGGCTTTCCTGACATCGTGATGGCCCATCCGAAAGGTGGTCTTATATTTGCTGAATTAAAAACCGAGATAGGTAAGTTGAGTTACGCCCAAATGAACTGGCGAGCAATGCTGGTACCACACGCCGAATGTTATGTCTGGCGTCCTCGAGACCTTCAGACGATCGCTGAAAGGCTGGGTGCGCGATGAGCACACAACCGCACCTATTCCCAATGCCACAGACCTCTGCCACGACCGACGACTACTGGACCCCTGCTTGGCTTTTTGAGGCTTTGGGCGTTGAGTTTGATGTTGACGTTGCCTGCCCGCCCGAGGGACCGCCACACACGCCCTGCAAGACGTTCTTCACTCAAGAGACCGACGGTCTCGCGTCTGAGTGGATAGGCAATGTGTGGATGAACCCGCCCTACGGCAAAGTAACGCCTTGGGCAGTGAAGTTCATGGATCACGCACACGGCATCTGTCTAGTGCCGTTCACGAAGTCAAAGTGGTTTGACGCGATCTGGGCTGACTGTCCAGCGATGTTGCCTATGCCTTCGAATATGAAGTTTGACCAAGGCGGCATCTATATGCCGACCGTGTTGTTCGCTTACGGGGAAGAAAACATCCAAGCCCTCCACAATTCCAAGATAGGGCGCGTCCGGTGATCCTCGTCGCTTGGTACCTACTGCTATTCTCCATCGGCATTGCGATCCTTCAAGGGGTCCGTAAAGACTGATCGTCTCTCGACAACTGAATAAGACCATGGCCACATAGGGATTTGCGCTCTGTTGGTAAGCACACTACGAAAGTAGGGTAGAGCGACGCGCCCCACTACTTGAGATAACTAACCTGAAGAGCCGTGGGGGTAAGACGTTGTGCAGCGTTCCCTAACGACACAAAAGGCGTACGGCGACCGCCCTAACCAAGCCACCTGCCGCAGCTACTAACTGAAAGTGGGGGGGGCACCAACCACTAGACCCTTCACGCACCCGAGACCAACCGAGCCTGCGAGGGCGGTAGTACCATCTCAACTAACACCAAAGGAAAACACCATGACAAAACGAAACAGCCCAGAGTTCAACCGGAACCGAGCCATCATCCTCGAGCACGAACCCATCTGCCACTGGTGCAGACGTGCACCAAGTACCGAGGCGGATCACCTCATTGAGAGCGACCGCGGCGGCACAGACGACCTCGACAACCTTGTCGGGTCCTGCAAAAAATGCAATGCCACACGCGGGAATAGATACCTCAATCAAAAAAGAAGCGCCCAACAACACGCACGATCAGAACACCTCCGACTTGACCAACAAACGACGAAAAAACCAAAATTGGAAAAAAACGACTTGGATTTTTTTACAAAATCGAATGCGACGACCCCGACCCCTTCCTGCTATATCTCCACGAACGGTCATGATTCGGTTCAAGACCACGATGAAACCGTTGCAATCGTTGGCGTTGGCGTTGAACAGCCTCGGCTAGTTACGCCCACTGGGGCATTCGGTTCCTACTCGGCTTTGGTTGGGGCTTGGAGTGAGGCGCATCTAGGCAGGACGTTGTTTCCGTGGCAGTTGCGGGCGTTGTCCGGTGCTCTCGAGCACGATCAGGATGGGAACTTCATATCGAGTACCGCGCTAATAAGTACTGGCCGCCAAAATGGGAAAACCACGATGCTTAGCGCCCTAGTTGGCTTTTGCCTGACCGAGTTACCACGGATCTGGGGCAGACCAGTTCGGATCATGTCGACCGCGCATGAGTTAGGGCTGGCGACTGAGGTCTTCGAGGATTTGCGCGACGTCTTCGAGTTGCTTGAGGAATCCGACTTGGCAAAAGTGACTTGGGCTTACGGTCGGCACCAAGTCAAGATGAACGACGGGTCCGTCTACAAGGTGAACAGCGCGACAGGCAAGAAACATGGTGGGACTTGGGACATTCTGATCGTCGATGAATTATGGGCCATCTCTGAGGCAACCTACTTCGGGGCGTTGAAACCTTCACAGATCGCGGTCCCTTCCCCGCTGGCTTTCCTAGTCTCCACGGCGGGCGACGAATCGTCGAGGGCGTTTCTGAAGCTTCGAGAACAGGCGCTTGGCGTGATCGACTCGGGCGTCCGGTCAGATCTGTTCATGGCGGAATGGAGCCTGCCAAGTGGCGTGTCACCAGACGATCAAAGATATTGGGGCTATGCGAACCCCAGTCTGGGTAGAACAATCACGATGAAAGGTCTCGAGAGTGCAGCCGCAGCTCCAGACCGATCCCAGTATCTCAGGGCGCATTGTAATTTATGGGTAGCGGCAGCGAATTCATGGATTAATCCGGGCGAATGGGACAGACGCTTTACCACAAACCGAGCCATAGAAGGTGGCAATTCAATTCTTGCAGTCGACAGCAGTGTCGACGATTCAAAGTACGTCGGGATTCATTGCGGGCTAAACAGTGACGGGGACATCGTCGCCAGTGTCGCGTTCACCTGTGAAACGAACCGCCAGATGTGGCAACACATCGAGCGTCTCATGGCCGAAGACCCGAAACTCAAACTGGCGATTACGCCGACGCTGGACCTTCACACGCCTGAGCCGTTAGTCCGTCGTCGTTCTCTTTGGGGCTACGCAGAGATGATCAAGTACACAGGGCTGGTTAAGTCGATGATCAACGAAGGCAGGCTTTTGCACACGGGCGAACAGATGCTGGCAGAGCACGTCAACAGAGCGACCCTTGTCAAAGCGAACGGGGCGGTCGTCCTTAGCAGCCAGAAAAGTCCCGGACCGATTGAGTGTGCAAGGTGCTTAGTAGCTGCAGCGTCGCTGGTCTCTCGACCTAGCCAATCAGGGCGGGCAATGATGGGATCAGCAAGGTAGTTGCATTTGCAACTAGTTTGTGAGAGACTCCGCCTGTGGGATTCTTCACTCCAAAAGTTACAACGGCTCAGATTTCTGAACCACCCGTAAAGGCTGCCGCCGGTGCCGGAGCATCCCAAATAGATCAGTTCCTTGCCTACTCAACTGGCGCTGCCGAACAACGCGCCCTGCAAAACCCGACGGTCTCACGATCTAAAGACCTTCTCGCTTCCATGATCGGCTGCCTTGAGATGCGCCACTACTCAAAACAATGGACAGGCGAAAAGTACGAAGAGATCTACCTGCCTCTCGAGCCGTGGATGGAACAACCAGATCCAAAAGTCACGCGAAACTTCTTCTACTCAAATATCTTCGCGGACTTGTTCTTTTACGGTCGCGCCTTCGCCTTCGTGACCTCCAGATACTCCACCGGACTGCCCGCGTCGATGACGTGGTTACCAGCCAACATGGTATCGACGCCCAATCAGACGGGTCCGCAGTGGTTCGGACCGTCAGACGTCATCCAGTTCAACGGCGTTGAAATCGGAGACGCTAACGACGTGATCCAGTTCCTGTCGCCTATCCAAGGCTTGCTGTTTCAGGGCGCTCGGGCGTTGTCTATCGCTACTCACCTAGACATGGCTGCAGATCGTTACGCAACCCTTGAGACCGTACCCGGATATCTTCAGCAAAAAGGCGGCGAGACTCTCGACTCCGACAGTCTCAGCGAGATCGCTGCAGCGTGGTCAACGATGCGACGCCAAAACGCGATCGGAGCACTCAACGACTATGTCGAGTTCAAAGAGTTCAGCGTGTCACCTGCCGAAGTAGTTGCAGAACAGCGAAAGTACCAATCACTCGAGATGGCCAGAGTTGCCAACATCCCCGCCTACCTTGTTTCCGCGCCTCAAGAAGGATCGGGTCTCACATATACCAATGTTCAAGACAGCAATCGTCAGCTTTATCTTTACGGGGCGAAGCCATTTATTGAGTGCATTCAGCAGACGCTGTCAGCCTCTAACGTGCTACCGCGAAATCGGTATGTCGAGTTCGACGTTGAAGGATATCTAGAAGAACAGATGTACCAAGACGTCATGGTTGAACCCGTCGTAGAAGTACCAGTAGAAAGCCAATCATGATCCACTTCGTTAATGTCCCCATCACTCTTGACGCCTCCGCCGGTGAAGACGCCCCCAAGACGATTACTGGAATCGCGGTCCCATGGGCACCCGTTTATGCAACCGTCATGGACGGGACCAAGGTCTCTTTTGCTCGCGGTGCTTTTGATCTCAATATGAAAGCCCCGAAGCTTTTAGAAAATCACGATATGTCAGCCTTGCGCGGCGTCGTGTCATCTCTTGCAGATATGCCCGAGGGACTTGGCTTCACCGCCACCTTCGCAAAGACGGGCGCGGCATCCGACGCTATCGAACTCGTAAAAGCAGGCGCGTACGACTCGGTAAGCGTTGGAGCCGTTCCGGTTAAGTTCAAGTACGACAAGGACGGCGTCATGGTTGTTTCCAAAGCTGACCTGATCGAGATTAGCCTTGTCGCCCAGCCCGCGTTTAAGGACGCCTTAATAACAGAAATCGCTGCATCCGAACCTGAAGATGCAACCGAACCCACCCCAACAGATTCCGAGGAGGAACCAGAAGTGGCAACACAAGAAAACCCAGTGGTTGAGGTCGAGGCTTCAATCATCCCAACACAGCCCATCTACGCAAATGCGCGACGCGAGTTCAAGCTTCCGTCAGCATCCGAGTACATCGCAACGTTTATTCGTGGCGGCCATGACTGGGCACAAATGAACGACAACATCCGCGCTGCCGCGCCCGATGTGGTTACAAGTGACATTCCCGGAATTGTCCCGACGCCAATTGTCTCGCCTATCTTTAACTCGTTTGTGGGTTCAAGGCCTTTGGTGGACGCGACATCGGTTCGCGCCATGCCTCAAGGTGGCGCAGTATTCATCAGACCTGTAGTGTCGGTCCATTCGAGCATTGGCACAGCGACCCAAAACACAACAATCACTGCATCGGCTTTTGAAGTTGATGACGTGCAAATCACCAAGACGATTCAAGGTGGATACGTTGAAATCAGCGAAGCCTCACTTGACTGGTCACAGCCAGAAGTGCTTGGCGCATTGCTAGACGACATGGCGCGTGTCTACGCAGACCGCACCGATCTTCTTGCCTGCAGTGAACTCCAGACTGGTACAACTAACAGCAACAACTTTGCCAACGCCTCAATCGCAGATCCTGCGTACTGGGTCGAGTGGATGTACACCGCAGCAGCCGACATCCTCAGCGGATCAAACGGAAACCTGCCATCCATCTTGGCTGTGTCTCCAAACGTCTGGAAGTTGATGGGATCGCTTAGCGACACCGCAGACCGTCCGTTGTTCCCACAAGTAGGACCAATGAACGCTTTCGGCTCACTAAACGCAGCAAGCACCACCGGCGCATTCGCCTTTGGTCTCCGCGTTGTGGTTGACCGCAACCTGACATCGGCTGGCATGACCATCCTTGATCCTCGCGCACTCGAGAACTGGGAGCAGCAAAAAGGGGCAATCTCAGTGGAACAGCCTTCCCAACTGTCTCGCCAAATTGCCTTCCGTGGGTACTGGGCATCGAAGCTCATTGACCCAACTCTCAGCATCAAGGCTGCCTTCGTCTGATAAAGACGATCTAGAAAGACTGCAAGACCATGGCCACCTTCAACCTCGCTTTTCACACGCGACTAGAGGACTATGCCGTCTTGCAGACTTTCGTAGATACGGACATCCAACCTCAAGACTCGGTAGTTGTAGCAGGCGCGGGGCACAACTTCAACGGCACTCACACTGTTATTTCTACCGAGCCTTATGAGTTCATTGGACTATCCGAAGAGGGCGACCTGCTCTTTGATTATCAGGTCATTATCCCTAACCAGTTCATCTACGTCAGCGCAGGCGACGATCTCGAGCGAAGCATTGCCACCGGCACAGTCACTTTCAGCCCCAGCCCGAGTTGGATTACAAGCGCGGATGTAACGAGTTGGCTGGGCATCGACGTCGCTACCGCCAATGACACCGCATTCGTCGCTGTATGCGTCGCTGCGGCTAACAGTTGGGCGTTCCGTAAGCGTAGGGAGGCGGGCTACACAGACAGCCTCTCAAGCGCTCCAGACGGGGCAGCCAAATTGGGGACGATCCAATATGCCGCCATCCAATATCGCAATCGCGGAGCCGTCGACGGCTATTCGTCCTTCGATTCCATGAACATCGGAACACCGACAATGTCTCTGGGCCAGATCATGCAGCTACTAGGCTGCGGAAGACCACAGGTCGCCTGATGGCTGCCTCGGGGATTCTCTACGAAGCGGTAACCGCTACCAAGACCGCACTGACCGCTTTAGGTCTAAAGCCCGTCACGGACCCGCGCAACGCTCGCCCGTTGTCGGTGATGATCGAACTACCAACACTCGATGCTTTTACTTACAACGTGGGCGACATTCGATTAGTAATCCGCGTTCTGGCTGGTCCGCCCGGAAACCAAGACAGCGGCGACTACTTGATGACCACTGTCGACACCATTATGAACTCACCCATAGCCATAGTTGATGGAAGACCATCTCTAGCCTCATACGGCGAACAGATGCTTCCCTGCTATGACATGACCGTTGCCGTAGCAGTACGGCGCAATTAGAAAAAGGAGCCACCGATGGCAACAACAACATTCCTATCCAACGCAACTATCAACATCACGCAAGGCGCGACGACTACCGATTTATCGGATCAGGCAAACAACGTCACCATAACAGTGGGCTACGAACCGCTTGATAGCACTAGCCTGAACGATTCTGGCCGACGCATGACACAGGGCCTTCAGAGCGTCGACGTTTCTATCGACTTTTTTCTTTCCTACGGTGCAGCCGAAGTTGAAGCCATCCTTTACTCGTGCCTTGGCACAGGAACAACAGTCCTGACAATCTCCCCATCTGGCGTCACAGAGTCTGCCAGCAATCCCGAATACGTCATCACGAATTGTATGCTCAGTTCCTTTACACCGATCAATTCGGCTGTGGGCACCCTCGCCACCGTAACCGCGCAATTCACTGCCGGTACTTGGGTCCGCGACATCATCTAATAAACAAAAAGAAAATGGAAACATGAAAATCACACTGAAAGTCACACCCAACGAAGGCGACCCCTATGAAGTTACGACTAATCTATTTGTTGTCGTTGCATGGGAACGCCGCACAAAGCGTCAGGCATCTTCGCTCGCTAATGGAATCGGCGCGGAGGATCTCGCCTTCTTTGCATACGAATCAGCTAAGCAGTCAGGCGTGGTTGTTCCAGCCGTATTTGACGACTACATCAAGCGTATCCAGACAGTGGAAGTGGTCAGTTCTGAGGCTCCAAACCCTACCGACGCGGCACTTACCGACGCTCAATAGCGGAAGTACTTGTCGCGACGGGCTACTGGGCACTGCCCGAGTTCGACGTGGACGACCTGTTTACGGTTGTCGACGTGTTGAACGAACAAGAGAAAGCGTCGAGGCGTAGAAGATGAGTGTAGGCATGAGCGTTGAAGTTGTTGGTCTAAAGAACGCCCTTGCGGAACTCAACAAGATCGACAAGAAACTTCGTCGACAGATCACTACAGACTTTAAGAAAATCGTCGACCCAGTCATTGTTGAAGCTCGACGCAACGTCCCTGACGAACCGCCCTTGTCCGGTATGGCCCGATCGTGGACTGGCAAGAGTGGCGCTGAACTTATGAACTGGCAGACAAACAAAGTCAACAAGAACCTTAAGGCTTTCACTAGCGGTAAAAAAGTTCGCGACGCACCCAAAGGCTTCAGGCAGAACCTCGCAACCTTTGGCATCAGGTGGGGAGGTCCGCAGGCTACCCTGTTTGATATGGCGCGAAAAGGCAAACTATCTGACGCGCTGCAAGCCCGCTACGGTTCGCCGTCTCGAGTGATCTGGCGAGCGTACGAAAGCCAAAGCTCGCTAGTGGACTCAGAGGTTCGAGACCTTGTTAATCGCGTCATGAAAATGACTGGCAACAACGGGAGAATCTGATGGCCATAACGATTCCAATTATTACAGAATTTGACGGGGCTGGAGTTTCTAAAGCCGTCGCCCAGTTTAAGCAACTGGAGACCAATGGACAGAAGGCGCAGTTCGCACTCAAGAAGGCTGCGGTCCCTGCCGCTGCAGCAGTGGCTGGACTAACGGTCGCGCTTGGTGACGCGGTCAAAGGTGCGATTGAAGACGCCGCCGCGCAGGACAAACTCGCTGAACAGATCAGACGTACTACTGGCGCAACGGATGCACAGATCACCGCCAATGAGGACTGGATAAGTACGCAAGGCAAGTTACTGGGCGTGACCGACGATGAGCTGAGACCGGCACTTTCGGGACTGGTCAGGGCAACGGGCAACATCACTGAAGCGCAAAAGTTGGCTTCGGCTGCCATGGATATTTCTAGTGCTAAGGGTCTCAGCCTCGAGGCAACCACAAAGGCGCTGGAAAAGGCATACGGCGGAAATATGACCGCCCTTGCGAAACTGTCTCCAGAGTTGCGCGACATGATTAAAGGCGGCGCAACGCTCGATGAGGTCATGAGTGCAATGTCTAAGACCTTTGGCGGTGCCGCGTCGGAGGCAGCCGAAACGACCGCGGGCAAGTTCAAGCGGATGAAGATTGCGCTCGACGAAACTAAAGAATCAATCGGCGCGTCACTCATGCCAGCCGTGGAAGCAGTCATTCCCTACTTGCAAAAGTTGGCGACGTGGGCACAAGACAATCCTGAGTTCTTCAAAGTCATCGCCCTCGCCCTTGCCGGTATTGCTACTGCAATTGTGGCGATCAACATTGCGATGAGCCTGAACCCAATTAGCGCAATCGCAATAGGCATCGGGCTTGTGGCAGCTGCCGCGGTGATCGCCTACAAGAAGTTTGAGACGTTCAGAACGATTGTCGACGGCGTCTTTGGCGCAGTTCGCTGGTGGATTTCCAACGTTACTATCCCACTGTTTAAGGGTCTGCTAGGTGCAGCAACCTTTGTATTCAACGCAATCGCTTCGGTATGGAATAACACCGTCGGCAGGTTGGCTTTCACAATCCCGTCTTGGGTGCCTTTGCTCGGTGGTAAAAGTTTCGCAATGCCCAAGATTGGCGGCGGCGGTGGCGACGGCGACAGCGGAGGTCTTACAAGCGCTCGAGCCTTTGAAGAATCACAAAAGCAAATAATCGCAGACAATCCAGATGTCTTTGGTCCTACTGCGCCTGTAGCAATGGCTCCCAGCAAAGTGTCAGGCACGACCGCGCCGACAGTGTTTGACAACACCTCAGGAAACGCAGGAGGCTTTGAGCAAGCAGGCATCGGTGGTATTGGGCCATTCAGCAACATCACAATCAACATGGACGCGGGGCTGGTTAGTTCACCCGCCACCGTTGGGCAGGACATCATTGATGCGATTCTTGCCGCGCAACGCGACTCGGGCGTTGTCTTTGCACCGGCGGCGACATTGTGACCGTCCCGACTTATCAGGTCCTCGTCGGATTCCAGACGACCACAGGATTCGGTCAACCGTTCCAACTAAACGACCCCGTCTACGGTCTACTCAACACTGGCACCCTCGGCGGTCTCGCATACGCAGACCTGACATCAATTGTCCTATCAGTCAACATTCGACGCGGACGCAATCGCCAACTAGACCAATTCAACGCAGGCACAGCCCAAGTCGTATTCAACAACGATTCGAGAGTTCTAGACCCGCTAAATACCGCATCGATTTACTACCCGTTCGTCTTGCCGCGCTCGCCAATCATTATTTACGCCAACGGGACGCCGATCTACACAGGCTTCGTCGAGGACTGGAACCTTGACTACCAGAACGCCAACCAAGGCAGAATGGTGGCCAGATGCGTTGACACCTTTGGAACCCTCGCCAATCAGCAACTAAACGCTTTCACCCCGTCGGCACAGACGTCAGGCTTGCGCGTAGACGCCGTCCTAGACCGTCCAGAGGTTGCCTATCAGGGCGCAAGGTCTATCGGTACAGGGTCGTCAACTCTCGGGGCTTACGCGGTCTCTCAGGACACAAACGTCCTCAACTATCTTCAACAGGTCAACACCTCCGAGCAGGGCTACCTTTTCACGGCAGCCGACGGCACCCTAACCTTCAAAGGCAGGTCGAGCGTTCTGAACCCCGTGTCAGGCGCGTCGTTCACCACCGACGGCACCGGCATTCCATACATGACCCTGATCAATGAGTTCGGGTCGGAATTACTTTATAACTACATAGTGACCCAGTCGCCCGCTGGCGCAGCGCAGACCTCATCGGACTCGACGTCAATATCTCTTTATCAGTCCCAGAACTACAACCTGCTGCAGCTACTTAACTCAACAACCAGCGAAGTCGCCGGACTTGGCGCGTATCTTCTAGGAAAGTATCGCAATCCCGTTGTCCGTTTCACTGGCGTTTCATGCGAACTTGCATCTCTCACGTCAGCGCAATGGTCAACCATCTTCGCCATTGACCTAACTTCGATCGTGACAGTCCAGAAGGATTACTCCACCGGAACCCCGCTTACAGAATCGCAGACCTTGATCACTTCAGGAATTGAACATCGAATACTCGCAGGGTCTCATATTGTTTCGTACACTTTCGAGAGTACGGACGGCAACCAATACCTCACCCTTAACGACGCAATCTTCGGAACGCT